ACATCGAAGACAATGATATTGAGTTTCCATTTGTAGTAGGACAGAATTCTCTCGACATGCTCTTAGATTATTGCGACGATAATCGTATCAAACTTAAAACATCAATTAAAGAATTTTACAAAATTAAGGAGAGACTATCATGAGTATAGTTGTCTATGGCCGTGAGGATTGCGGTTACTGCAAGCTCGCAAAGAACTTGCTTGAACAGAAAGAAATTCCGTTCGAATATGTTTCACTCGAAACTCCTGAACAGCAGGCTGACCTTCTTGAGTTCGTTAGCCCACTTATTCGTTCAGTTCCAGTTGTAGTCATTAACGGCAAGTGGATCCCAGGTGGATATGAAGAACTTGCTAAGCTTGTTAGTGCAGAAGAGAAGTTCAGGACGTTACGTGAGAAGCATGATATTGACAATGTCCTACGCAGCGAAGAGCCTGTAACTGTCGAGTTCATGAAGGCAGACGGAACTATCCGTGTTCTAAAGGGCACACTTCATCCTAAGTTCCTTCCTGTAGTGAACCTAGGTCTTGGTGAAGTTACTAAGGCTCCTAAGAGTTTAAATGCTCGTCTCGTGACTGTATTCGACGTGGAAGCCAATGACTGGCGTTCATTTAACATTGACACTGTTATCTCGGTGACCAAGTGACTGAAATTATTGCTGGCGAATTCGTCAGAAATGAACTATCGAAGAATGCCATGGGTGGAACAGAACTCATGGCTCTTCGAATGGTCCGCGACATCGATACTGAACTCCTAAAGAACTTTCAGATCATCCACTCTCGTGTTCGTGAACTGCGTCCAGATCTGAAAAAGATCCTCGTTTTCCATGACCTCCCAAACGACCCAGAAGTGCAAAAGTTTGCCAATAATACAGAATACTGCGACCAATTCGATAAGTTCGTTTTCGTCTCAGATTGGCAGCTCCAGTATTATAACCTCACATTGGGTATTCCATATTCTAAGTCCATCGTGATCCATAATGGTGTAGAAGAATTCCCAATTCGCAACAAGCGTGACCCAGTTGACAAGATCCGAATCATCTACCACACGACTCCGCATCGCGGTCTTGAGTTCCTTGTTCCGGTCTTTGAGGAACTCTGTAAGTACCATAACGATATCGAACTCGACGTTTATTCGTCCTTTAATATATACGGTTGGGGAGAACGGGACAAACAGTACCAGGAATTATTTGACCGCTGTACGAATAACCCAAGGATTATCAACTTCGGTTACAAGCCAAACATCGTTGTACGACACGCTCTCGAACGTGCAGACATTTTCGCTTACCCTTCCATCTGGCCAGAAACATCCTGTATCGCAGCGATAGAGGCTCTCATGGCTGGCGTTTCAGTAGTATGTCCAAATTATGCAGCCCTTCCTGAAACGTGTGCTAACTTTGCCCACATGTACCAGTGGTCCGAAGACAAACAAGAACACGCAACCCGGTTCCTTCATGTTCTCCACAATACGATTAACTTGATTCGTGACAATCCGGAATTGGATAAAGAGTTCCAACAGATTTATCATAATAAGGTACACTCGTGGAATGTCCAAAAACAGCGTTGGGAACAATTGCTAAAATCCCTAATTTAACTGTTTACATACGCTGTAATTTAGTGTATATTAAATCAAGATTACAAATAAAGGATTAGCAAAATGGCAAAAGCAATGAGTCTCTACAAAGGCAAAAAGAAAGCCATTCGTACGACCAAAGCTCAGCTCAATGTTCTTGATCGCAAACATATCGGAAACGAGCCAACCCTAAATCCACTCTCTACAAAAATTGAAATTATGCGAGCTCTTGGTTGGTACAATCACATGTACAACTCCAAGACTCACGTTGAGTTCCTCATGGAATACCTCGCAGAGAACGACAAGAAGCTTCTCAAACACGTTGGAAAGTTGGACATGAAGTCCATCGATCCTTCTGTTTGCCGAATTGCTCGTATGAAGATGTTGAACGAAGAACTTCCGAAGGAACTTCTCACGAAGTTGGAAGAAGGACTGGAAAAACTTCGCAATCGAAAGATCGAAGTTATCCAAAAGACTGAAGAAAATACTGACGGTCAAACGAACGTCATTTCCATTCGTGCACGAGTTGAAGAAAAAGGAGAGTCTCTGATTGCAGAATTGGAGAACATCATCGATAGCGGTGACTGGACTTTCTCTCTTTATAATTACTTCACTGCTCATTCCACTCCAAAGGCTTACACGAAGATAGTTGCAGATTATTATGCACCTCTCCTTGAAGAGCTCCAGGAAGCCTCTGCGAACAAGGATAAGCAGCTCAAGGAAGCGTACTCCTGCTACTCTCGCAAAGAGATAAAGCTTTTCGAAGCGCTCGTCCAGTCGATTATCGATGATTGCGACAAGTATTCCGAAAACAAGAAGCGAGAAAAAGCTCCAAAGAAAAAGAAAACAGTCTCTGCTGAGGCTCTCTTCAAGAACTTCAAGTACCAAAAAGCAGACAACGACATGAAGATCGTCTCAATCGATCCACATAATATCCTACAAGCCGCCGAACTCTTTACCTACAACACAAAATACAAGTTGGTGACCCACTTGGTCGCTGAAGAGGGCAAAACCCTTGGCGTCCATGGTATGGCAATCACGAACTATGACGAACAAAAGTCTTCTACACGAAGGGTAGGTCGAAAGGCAGACGAAGCGGTACAGAAAATTCTCAACCTCGGTAAGAAGCCTGTACAGAAATACGTCGAAGAACTAAACAAGAACGGTGTAACTCTGCATCGTGTAAACGAAAATGTGGTTCTCTTAAGAATAACAAAGGCAGCCTAATGAGGGATGCCTTTCTCTGGCTGGCAATAATTACAATTGTCGGATTTGGTTTAATTTCAGTTCATTATATTATTGGTAGTTTTGTAGAATTTATTGCCCCGCTGGTGCTCATAGAGAAGAGTTCCAGCTGAAGAAATAGATAAATATATCATGACTCAATGAGGGCATGATATGACTGAAAAAATAGAAGAACGAACTGTTCCGAACAAAGGTAATGTTATTCAATTTCCAAAGATCCATCCGGACATTACCTCTGAACTTCCACTGACCCATGAATTAGCCGCAGCTACAATCAAAGATGTTAAATCTTATTACAATGCGGAAGCCCTTGAATTCGTTATGGAAGTTACGATGCAGACCATAAATAATTGTGGTTATCTATCTGACGGTAGACGCGTGAACACTAAGGACATAATGCTTTTAGAATTAGCAATCGAGTCCATCCTGCATCGCTACCAAGGATTAGATCATCCATTACATGAGACTGTTGAAGGCTTAATTCAGATTCAAGAAGCTGACGACGATAGTGATTTTATAGAATTAGAGGATGAGGAATTAGAACCTCAAGAGTGATATTATTATACTCATCGACTTTTCCCAATTGTGCATTTCTACGTTTATGGCAGCAGCAGAAAAAACCGGCGTACCTTCTATCGATGAAGATATGATCAGACATAATACACTAAACTCTCTACGTAAGGCTAATTCAAAGTTTCGTAAAGAGTTTGGTCGTCTCATTATCTGCTGCGATGGTTCAAATCCATGGCGCAAGAAGATTTTCCCATACTACAAAGCCAATCGAAAGACTGGACGCGATAAGTCCAACATTGATTTTGCTGCTCTCTTCGCGGTCTTCAAGAAGATTCGTCTCGAGCTGCAGGAAAACTTTTCGTATCCAGTCGTGCATATCGATGGGGTCGAAGCAGACGATATCATCGCAGTTCTATCTCGTGCAGCAAACGAACCAACTTTGATCTATTCACGAGACAAGGATTTCGTCCAGCTCCATACGAATATGGTTCTCCAGTATGATGCCATCAAAGAGGATTACATCCGTCACGTCGACGTTAATAGGTTCTTATTTGACCACATCGTCAAGGGTGACTCAGGGGATGGTATCCCAAATATCCTATCAGATGATGATACGCTTATCGTTCCAGGTAAACGTCAGAAGTCTGTTATGGCAAAAAAACTCGATGGTTGGTACCAACAAATTTGTAATGGGGAATTCCCAGAGGAACTCGACAAGGTTCGTTTTAAGAGAAATACAAAGCTTATTGACTTATCGTTTATTCCATCTGAGATTGTTCAATCAATCAACGACTCATTCCGTGCTGAGTTAAATAAAGAAAAACCTGGATCGATGTCGATCTATTTTATGAAATATCGGTTGAAGAAACTGACCGATCAAATTGCTGATTTTAAGGAAAATGTACTATGAACCAAGTTGTAACAAGACGCAGGGAAATCTCTAAGATTCTTGCAGACGTGGATGCCATCTCTGATGCAGGAGCTCGCATCAAGGAACTTCGTCGAATTTGCGAAGAGTCGGTTCCGGTTGCTACAATTATCCAGTTGACTTACCATCCAGATTGCCACTTCAAACTACCTGAAGGCGACGTCCCAGAGTCACTCTGGAAGCGTTCCAACCACCAGGAATATGGTGTTCTTTATTACAACATCAAGCGTCTGGGCAAATTCTGGGAGGAATCAAACATACCTCCATTCAAGCGTGAACAGGCTTTCTTCGATCTACTTTCTTCTGTAACTCCAGGCGATGCAGACCTCATGATCGGTGTAAAGAACAAGCGACTACCATATCGCGCACTGACTGAAAAGTTCTGCAAGAAGGCGCTTCCTGAACTATTTCCAACTGAGGAAACTGCAGTATCATGACTCATTGGGGTGATGACGAAGACGATTTCGATTTTGACGAAGCTTACGAAGAAAAGAAGCGTAGAGAACGTGAACGCCAAAATCAACGCCGGAACAAGCTTGGCAACCGGTACTCAGAATTAGAGGATGACAATGCCTAATTACACATTTATCGATCTCGACACAGAGGTCGAGCATGACGATACATTAACAGTAGCAAAAATGGAGGAATATCTCGAAGCAAACCCAAGAAAAAGAGTTGTAATAAAACAATCAAATTTTATTTCCGGAACAGGTATGAAGGTCTCAGATGGTTTTAAAGACATTCTTAAAACAATCAAAAGAAACAATCCAGGAAGTAATATCGACGTATAATTTATATAATGTCTCTGTGAAAACTAAGGAGACACCTATGGACCACTCGCTATCTCGTGTACAAAGAAAACAACAAAAGAATGCACGTAAAGTCGCTCAACGCGGTAATCGATCTCAGGCTGAAAAGCAGGAGACCGTAAACAAGTTGAGACTCAAAACAATCGAACCAAAAACAGTCAATCAAGATAGAGTATTTAATTCCTATTATGATGATTTTGTGACGGTTGTGCATGGATGTCCAGGTACTGGTAAAAGTTTCATTTCTCTCTATCTCGCTCTTCTTGACATCGAAGAAAAAGATACAGAATACGAAAAGGTTACAGTCATTAGGTCTTCTGTGTCAGGTCGAGATATGGGTTTTCAACCAGGTAATGCTAAAGAGAAGATGAAGGAATACGAAGCTCCGTACATTAAGATAGTCAATGACCTATATGGTCGCGGAGACGCTTATCAGGTACAGAAGAATAAAGGTATTCTAGAGTTCACCTCCACCGCCTTCCTACGAGGACAGACATTTACCAACGAAATCGTAATCGTAGATGAATGTCAAAATATGTCCTATCAGGAACTCAAGACAATCGTTACCCGTTTTGGTGAAGGTTGTAAGTTGGTCCTAATGGGCGACGTCGATCAGGACGACCTCTCTTCAGAGCGTTTTTCTGAGTACTCCGGATTTCGTAAAATGCTCGACATTCTGAAGACAATGGATAAAGTTGGCTTCGTCGAGATGGGAATTGATGACATTGTTCGTCACGGGTTTGTTAAGGATTTCATTATCGCTGAGAAAAACTCAAAGGCAATTCCTCTAAACTAACGCATAATAAATGTTTACATTCTCCGTAATTTAGATTATATTAACCCATAATCTGATTACGGAGAATTTCGTTATGGCTCATCTCGGTGAAACTATCGATCCCTATCTTCCTTCCTTGAACACGATAGATATTGTGGTCCATTCCGGCAACGGATACAGGAAGAAGCTGGTTCTCAATATGGACCTCATGAACGATGAGCAGACTTTTTCTATCTATCGTGATGGTGAACTCATCGATACCTACAAAGATTACGTAGGAGCGGTTCTCCACTACAATCGCGTAACAGCAACTTCTCGTGAACTTTCATTGAGGTAAATTAATGGAAAGCAAATCTAATTTTTATTACATCCAAGAGAGTCACGACGGAGATTTCTGGTGGAATGTGTATGGAACGTATTCACTCCACCACGATGCTGAAGAAGCTTTCAAGTTTGTTCTCAAGAACAAGACTGATAAGAGTCAGTATCGAATTATTCAGGAATTCAAAACTGTCAAAATCGTTGTTTTGAAAACTGAAAATAAGGTTGTACAACCAACTGAAACTTTGATATAAATAACTCACCAATTAAGAACTCATAGCTCAATGGTTTAGAGTAGCCATAAATATTTATATGGACACGTAGCTCAGTGGAACAGAGCGGGGAGCTTCTACCTCCCGGGTCGGGGGTTCGAATCCCTCCGTGTCCTCCAATAAGGTTTTATTATGAATGAAAAAGCGAAAATTGTATTTGATAAAATGATTGAAAGAGGAATTATACCTAGTGAAGGTGTGTTTGAAGTAACAGATGAAATAATGAAATTAGTGTGGGAAATTCACAGAGAAATTTTTCCTCCATTAAGATCACGATATCCTAGAACCTCTGAAATCAAATATTCTAAGAAATTAGCAGGTTTAAATTTGATGAAATTAAATGAACAGAGATTTAATGAGAAATCAAATACCAGGGTATCAAAGAATAAATTAAAACAAAATTGCGGATTCGTCTATGTTATAACAAATCCATCATTCCCTAATTCGTATAAAATAGGAATGACATCAAATTTAGATGCGAGATTATCTACATATCAAATTTGTGATCCTAATCGTAGCTATAAAAAAGAACATTATGCATTTGTTATTGATAGGAAAAAAGTTGAAAAAGATTTGTTAAATAACATGAATTTAAATATTATCAAAGGTGAGTGGGTCAACAATGAAAAAGTTAAAGAACTTTTAATTTCTTTACAATAGGTTAATATTCCCGGTTCGTCTAACGGTAGGACACTTGACTTTGACTCAAGTAATTGTGGTTCGAATCCACAGCTGGGAACCAACTTTTTATATTATGGAGATTTTGATGAAGGTAGACATTGACTTGACTATTGCCAAGAAATATAATCAACTTCGTATGTCCGCTGAACAG